TTGGCGGTGGGGTTTGGTCGAAAAGTACGTAACTTAGTGGACTCTGACCGTTATAAGGACTTATTTCCAGATGTTGCGCTACAAGCAGACTCGAAAGCCGCTGGTCGTTGGGCTACAAATTACGCTGGTGATTACTTTGCTATTGGCGTCGGTGGTGCTGTTACCGGTAAAGGCGCTGATTTGCTCATCATTGACGACCCGCACAGTGAACAGGAAGCCGCTCTGGCTGAGGTAAACCCCGAGATTTACGATAAAACGTACGAGTGGTACACATCTGGCCCTCGTCAGCGTCTACAGCCGGGCGGATCTATCGTGATTGTGATGACTCGGTGGTCAAAGAAGGACTTAACGGGTCAAGTATTGAAGTCCGCAGCCCAGAGAGGTGGTGAAGACTGGGAAGTGATCGAGTTTCCGGCGTTATTTGACTCGGGAGAGCCGCTCTGGCCTCAGTTTTGGTCTAAAAAAGAGCTACAGGCGCTAAGAGCTGAACTTCCGAACGCCAAATGGATGGCTCAGTACCAGCAGAACCCGACATCTGAGACATCAGCTATCGTCAAACGGGACTGGTGGCAGATTTGGGAGGACGACACACCCCCGCACTGTGAGTTTGTCCTACAGAGTTGGGATACTGCGTTCGAGAAGAGCAACCGCTCGGACTATTCAGCCTGTACTACGTGGGGTGTTTTTTATCAGGAGGACGACGCCGGTGTTATTCAAGCTAATATCATCCTCCTCAATGCTTTCAGGGACCGTCTTGAGTTTCCTTCGCTTAAGAAGAAAGCAATCGAGCAATGCAAAGAATGGGACCCAGACTCCATCATTGTGGAGAAAAAGGCGACCGGTGCCCCACTCATCTACGAGATGAGAGCAATGGGTATTCCTGTACAGGAGTACACACCGGTAAGGGGTAACGACAAGATCAGCCGACTAAATGCGGTGTCCGACCTGTTTGCGTCAGGGCGGGTGTGGGCACCCAACACACATTGGGCTGAAGAAGTAATCGACGAAGTGGCAAGCTTCCCCGCTGGGGATCATGATGACTACGTGGACTCCGTATCGCTGGCGCTGATGCGGTTCCGCAAAGGTGGCTACATCCGGTCAGTGTTGGATGAGCCAGATGAGCTACCGGAATTCAGGCGTAAAAGGCCGTATTACTAAGGAAAGATCATGGCTATTGATAAAGCACTAAATCGCGCCCCGCTGGGGCTTGGCGATATGGACGCAGGCGTAATGGATGAGCCGCTCATAGAGATTGAGATCGAGGACCCCGAGTCAGTGACTATTGGCATGGGTGGGCTGGAGATTGAGATCGAGCCGGGTAAGAAAGAGAATGACGACTTCAACGCTAACTTGGCGGAAGAACTCAGTGAAGATGTGTTGGAGACATTAGCAGGAGATTTGCTAGGTGACTTTGACGATGACGTAGGTAGTCGTAAAGATTGGATGCAGACATACGTAGACGGCCTTGAGCTGTTGGGTATGAAGATCGAAGAACGCAGTGAGCCGTGGGAAGGAGCTTGCGGTGTTTACCATCCCCTTTTATCTGAAGCTTTGGTTAAGTTCCAATCCGAGACAATCATGGCGACATTCCCGGCGAGTGGTCCGGTTAAGACGCAGATCATTGGAAAGGAGACCACTAAGAATAAGGAAGCTGCCGAGAGAGTTCAGAATGACATGAACTACCAGCTTACCGAAGTCATGACCGAGTATCGCAGCGAGCATGAGCGCATGCTGTGGGGCTTGGGGCTATCAGGTAATGCGTTCAAGAAGGTGTACTACGACCCATCACTAGAGCGTCAAGTCTCTATCTTCGTCCCAGCAGAAGATGTGGTTGTGCCTTACGGCTCAGAGCATTTGCAAACCGCACCGCGTGTAACACATGTGATGCGTAAGACTGAGAATGAGTTAAAGAAACTCATGGTGGGCGGCTTCTACCGTGATGTTGACCTTGGTACCCCCACCAATACACTAGATGATGTAGAGAAGAAGATCGCGGAGAAGATGGGCTTCCGCGCTACAACTGACGACCGCTACAAGCTGCTTGAGATGCAGGTTGACTTAGATCTGCCGGGGTATGAGAGCGAGGATGGTGTAGCACTGCCTTACATCGTCACTATCGAGAAGGGTACCGGTACCGTCTTAGCTATTCGCCGCAACTACGAGCCGGACGACGACACTAAACAAAAGCGCACCCACTTTGTCCACTATGGCTACATCCCCGGCTTTGGCTTCTACTACTTCGGCCTGATTCATCTGATCGGGGCGTACGCCAAGAGCGGCACTTCTATCCTGCGTCAGTTGGTTGACTCGGGCACGCTGTCTAACTTGCCGGGCGGTCTCAAAACCAAAGGCATGCGCACTAAAGGAGACGATACACCTATCGCTCCGGGCGAGTTCCGTGATGTGGATGTGGCGTCGGGGACTATTCGCGACAACATTATGATGCTCCCATACAAGGAGCCGTCGCTGGTCTTGAAGCAGTTGATGGACCAGATCGTGGACGAAGGGCGTCGCTTCGCGGCTGCTGCTGACCTCAAAGTCTCTGACATGTCGGCGCAAGCCCCTGTTGGAACGACGTTGGCACTGTTGGAGCGTCAACTGAAAGTGATGTCGGCTGTTCAGGCTCGCATCCACTTTGCGATGAAGCAAGAGTTCAAGCTTCTTAAGAACATCATCGCGGCCTACGCTCCGACCGAGTACAGCTACGAGCCAGTTGAAGGTAGCCGTCGCGCACGTCAGCAAGACTACGAGATGGTGGACGTGATCCCTGTGTCAGACCCGAACGCTGCAACCATGAGCCAGAAGGTTGTGCAGTATCAAGCGGTCATGCAGATGGCACAGCAGAACCCGCAGATTTACGACATGGTTGAGCTGAACAAGCAGATGTTGGAGGTCTTGGGTATTAAAAACATCCACAAGCTTGTACCCGCTTCGGAAGATCAGAAACCAAAAGATCCCGTGTCGGAGAACATGGCAGTTCTGAACATGAAGCCGGTCAAGGCGTTCTTGTATCAGGACCATGAAGCCCATATCCGTGTACACATGGCGGCTATGCAAGATCCAAAGATCGGGCAGATCGTTGGGCAGAACCCGCAAGCAAACACCATCATGGCAGCAATGCAAGCGCATATCGCCGAGCACGTTGCGTTCGAGTATCGCAAGCAGATCGAGGAACAGTTGGGTGTACCTATCGACATTCCTAACTACGAAGAGGGGGACACCATCCCAGAAGAGATGGAGGTTGAGATCAGCCGCATGATGGCGATGGCAGCAGACAAGTTGCTACAGAAGGATCAAGCCGAGGCTGCACAACAGCAGGCACAGCAAGCTGCACAAGATCCGATTGTCCAGATGCAACAGAAAGAACTCGAACTCAAAGAGCGCGAGGTCGGTATCAAGGAGCAGAAATTACAGATCGATGCTGCTATCGATACCCAGAGATTGGAGTTGGAGCGCGAGCGTATCAATGCACAGCAGCTAGTCGCGGGCTTACAGGTAGCCGCTAAGACTACTCAGTCGCAACAAGAACTTGACTCCAAGATGGAGGCCGAAGGAGTTCGGCTTGGCTTGCAAGCAACTAAAGATCGTAGGGAAGTTGAACGCCCATAACTCTCAGACCAAAGGAGTAATCAGTGGACAAGACACTGGCAATCGTCAAAGAACGTATTAACGAGAAACAAGCCCAGCTTGCTCATGCCGTAAGCGAGGGCACAATGAAAGATTTCGCAGAGTATCGCGCAATATGCGGGGAGATTCGGGGTCTATCCATCGCAGAAGGCTTTATCTTAGACCTTGCAGACCAAATGGAGCGTCACGACGATGAGTGAAATACTAATCGCTACAGAAAGCGGTGAAGTACCACAGACTGAAGAAGAGAAAGCTAAACAACTTCCCGAGCCTGCCGGATACCACATATTGGTAGCACTACCGGAGATTGAGGATGCGTTTGATAGCGGACTTCTCAAGGCGGATCAAACCAAGCAGTTTGAAGAAGTGCTGGCAACTGTGTTCTTTGTCGTAAAGGTAGGACCGGATTGCTATAAGGACGAGAAACGGTTCCCAAGTGGGCCGTGGTGCAAAGAAGGTGACTTTGTATTAGCCCGTCCAAACAGCGGCACCCGCCTGAAGATTCACGGTAAAGAGTTCCGTCTTATCAATGACGATACGGTGGAAGCAGTTGTGCAAGATCCACGCGGCATTCGTCGCGCATAAAGGAGATAGCAATTATGGAACAACAAGAATTTCAGTTTCCCGACGAGAATGAAGAGAAGGGCAAACCCGCCGAGTCTAAGCTGAATGATATCGAATTTGAAATAGAAGACGATACTCCTGAAGAAGACCGTGGTCGGGAACCGTTGCCTAAACAGATCGTCGAGGAGCTTGATCAGGATGATCTGGAGGACTATTCCGAAAAGGTAAAAGTCCGTCTGAAGCAGATGAAGAAGGTGTACCACGACGAGCGCCGGGAGAAGGAACAAGCCCTGCGAGAGCGTCATGCTGCGGAAGACTTAGCAAAAAGAATACTTGAAGAAAACCGTAGCCTCAAAGGTAGGCTTTCTGAGGGGGAGAAGACTTATCTCCAGACTTATCAGTCAGCAGTTGAGTTGGAGGTAGATGCGGCTAAGAAGGCTTACAGAGAAGCCTACGATGCCGGGGACACGGATAAGTTGCTAGATGCGCAAGAAAAACTTAATTTTGCCCAAATTAAGTTGCAAAAGGCAAAAGATTACGTGCCCTCTTTACAATATGATCCAGATGAGGTACAAAGTAGTCCAGAAGTCCCAGTGGCTCGTCCTGACCCAAGGGCAGTTGCGTGGCAAGAGCGCAATACTTGGTTCGGTCAAGACGAGGAGATGACTAGTCTTGCACTTGGGCTACACCAAAAGCTAGTCAAACAGTACGGCAATCAGTACACGTCCACCGACGAGTATTGGCAGAAGATTGACGGAACCATGCGTCAACGCTTCCCGGACTACTTCCAAGATTCTACGCAGCAGGAATCTAAACCTGTCTCGCGCACAGAAAAACCGTCCACGGTCGTGGCTCCTGCGACCCGTAGCACGTCCTCCAAAAAGATAGTGCTAAAGAGATCGCAGTTGGACACTATTAAGCGTCTTGGTATTACCCCTGAGCAATACGCCCGTGAACTAATGAAAATGGAGGCCAACAATGGCTGAAAACAGACTTGCCCGTGAACTTGAAACCCGTGCCGTGCAGGAGCGCCCCAAGCAGTGGGCTCCACCTGAGCTTCTCCCTGAACCAGATAAGCAACCCGGCTTCGCGTACAGATGGATTCGCGTTTCGACCTTGAACAATGCTGACCCACGAAACATTTCCGCCAAAATCCGGGAAGGTTGGGAGCCTGTAAAGATCGAGGAGCAACCAAAATTTCAACTGCTAATCGACCCGAATAGTCGCTTTAAGGACAACATCGAGGTCGGTGGGTTGTTACTCTGCAAGACTCCGCAGGAGCTGGTAGACCAACGTAATGGCTACTACCAGAAACAGTCCGAAGGACAAATGGATTCTGTAGATAACAGCCTGATGCGCCAGAACGATCCAAGGATGCCGCTGTTTAATGAGCGGAAATCTTCAAGCTCGTTCGGGAAGGGAAGTTAATCTAAACTTTTTGGAGCTAAACATGGCTTTTCCGACTGTATCGGCCCCTTACGGGCTAAAGCCGATCAATTTGATCGGTGGTCAGGTGTTCGCGGGTCAGACTCGTGAACTACCGATTGCCAGCAATACTGCTGGTGCTATTAACAACGGCGACATCGTTCGTCTATCGTCTGGCTTCATCGTCAAAGAGACTGGCACTACGACTGTCTCGGCAACCGGTGTTGTTGGCGTGTTTGTTGGTTGCAGCTATACCAATCCATCGACAGGTCAAATTCTGTTCGCTAACTCGTACCCCGGTTCGGTTGTTGCTTCGGACATCGTGGCTTACGTTGTTGACGATCCAGATGCGTTGTTTAAAGTCGCTGTGACTGGCGGTGCAACTTCGACCACCATCACCCCGATTGATAACACCATTTTGGGTAACAACTTGGCTATTTCGCAGCCTGCGGCGAACACCACTATTTCGGGTAACTCGAATATCGGTGCTTTCGATTCTGGCTCGAATACAGCGTTTACGCTGCCATTGCGTGTCGTTGGTCTGGTTGAAGAGACTGTCGATGCAAGCGGTAACTACAGTGAAGTTATCGTTAAGTGGAACATGCCGTATATCACTCTGACGGAAGGTACTCCTAACGTCGTGGCGTATAACGGCGGTCATTCGTATTACAACCCGACCGGCACTGCCAACGTATAAGGGAGCTAAATCATGGCTATTTCACGCGCACAACTATTGAAAGAGCTGCTCCCCGGCTTGAACGCATTGTTCGGTCTGGAGTACGCTCGCTACGGCGAAGAGCACAAGGAAATCTACGAAACCGAGACTTCCGAGCGTTCGTTCGAAGAAGAAACCAAGCTGTCTGGCTTCAGTGCCGCACCGGTTAAGAACGAAGGTTCTGCAATCGCGTACGACAACGGTCAGGAAGCTTGGACTGCTCGATACAACCACGAAACCATCGCACTGGGTTTCTCGCTGACCGAAGAGGCCATCGAAGATAACCTGTATGACAGCCTGTCGGCTCGTTATACCAAGGCGCTGGCTCGTGCTATGGCTTACACCAAGCAGGTCAAATCAGCGGCTGTCCTGAACAACGGCTTCACCAACTCCGCTCAGTACTACGGCGGCGACGGCGTGCCTCTGTTCTCAGCTTCGCACCCGCTGGTTGGTGGCGGCGTTAACTCGAACATCCCTTCGACACCTGCCGACTTGAACGAAACCTCGTTGGAAAACGCTGTGATTCAGATCGCAGCATGGACTGACGAACGCGGCCTGCTGATCGCAGCTAAGCCACGTAAGCTGGTCGTTCCTCCTTCTCTCCAGTTCGTTGCTACTCGTCTGTTGGAAACCGAACTCCGCGTCGGTACCGCTGATAACGACATCAACGCTCTGAAGAACAACGGCTCGATTCCAGAGGGCTACACGATCAACCACTTCTTGACCGATAACAACGCATGGTTCCTGACCACTGACGTTCCAAACGGCATGAAGCACTTTGTTCGTACGCCGCTGTCTCAGTCAATGGACGGGGATTTCGACACTGGCAACGTCCGTTACAAGGCTCGTGAGCGTTACTCGTTCGGCTGGTCGGACCCTCTGGGCATGTTCGGCTCGCAAGGCGCGTAATAGAAAGGGGGGCTTTACGGCCCCCTTTTTGTAGTATATAAAGGCAGTAATACCGGGTATACCGGTGCGTTAGACAGTCCCGGCTGACTTCATGCAGACTAACGTACCTAACCGCATGAGGGAAAATTCAAATGGCACGTACTACTTTTTCTGGCCCAGTTCGGGCCGGTTATCAGGGCGGCGACGCAAGCTCACAACAGCCCCTTACCCCCGTTACCATTAACTCTGGCAACGTAATTCCCGTTAACGAGGGAACCGCAGCCTCTGGTTTTTACACCCGTGTGATGCCGACCGTTGGGTTTGGCTCAAGCGACTATCAGAATCCCGGTGAAGCACTTGCTGTGTTTGGTCGGGTTCAGACCGGTGCACCTTTTGCAACCCTTCCCACTACCACCCATAACTATATGGCTGGTGTGGCAGGTGAATTTGCTGTCATTGGCTCTTACGCCAATACTGCTCTGATGGCTGGTGTGATTGGAATCATCAACACCAATACCCTGTCTGGCGATGCCGCTGTGATGGCGTTCATGGATGGCGATGCTGGCGTGACGACTTGCCGTTCAGCCTTCGGTGTTGCTATGGCTCAAACCACAGGTGGTTCCGGTTTTGAATACGGTCTTGACCTGAAGATGCAAGACCCCGTTGCTGATGGTGGCGGTCCTTCGGGCGTTATTCCTTACACCAAAGCCAACATCCGCATGGAAGATGATGTTGTGGTTATGGTTGCTACGGGCGCTCCTGTTGACGGTACAACGGGTGACAACTTTGCTGGTCCCGGCTCGATGTACATTGACAGCACCGGTGCTAACCTTTACCTCCAGACAGGGGCGATCACCAGTCCGGTTTGGAAATTGGTTACTCGCGCTGCTTAATGTTGACTCATAAAGACCCAGAGGTTCAAGCCATGCTTGGGCTTCTGGAGAGCCAAAGAGATCATGTCATGGGAATCGCAGCGGCTATGGCAAAAGAAAATGCGGAGTTAAAAGCCTGCATTGCCAAGCTAGAGAAACCGGAGAGCCAAGATGGCGATGCAATATGACGTAAAGTCGTTCCATGCAACAGCTTCAACGCTTGCGTATGGTGATCGCACACGTTTAAAAGGCGTGGTTATATCCCCCGTTACGTCTACAACTTTCAACTCGTGTGTGGTGGATACTGTAGGGGCGTTGACGGGAACGTATGATATTCCGGGGTCAACGACATGTACCATCACTATTGCCAATCATGGGTTGTCGGACGGCGACATAGTTGGGCTTAACTTTACTAGCGGCACAGCAGTAGACGACAGCTATGTTGTAGCGAATGCAACAACCAATACGTTTACCGTAACTACGGCAAGTCTGACTACCAGCGGCGATGTAACGCTATACCCTAAAGTCCTTGTTGAACTGGATTCTTCTTCAGGGACGGCGTATTACACGCTGATTCCGGGTGAAGGCATTCTTGCAACAGGCGGATTGTTTATTCTGCTGCCATCTGTCAACGTCACTATGACTATTTTTTACGGATAGGAATAGGCCATGATGCAGACTGACGTTAAATCCGCCCGTGCCGCAAACACTGGACTGTTAGTAACCCAGATTCCCGTACGGTTGAAATCTATTACGGTGACAAGTGCAACCGTGTCTGCAAGAAATACGTGTGTATGCGACCCGGTAGAACAGAAGTCTGGCACCTACAGCCGTACAAGTCCAAGTGCCACAATCACAGTCACAATAGTAAACCACGGCCTTGAGACTGGGGATCGGGTATTTCTGGACTTTACATCTGGAACAGGCCGGGATGGCGCGTACGCAATTACAAAGACGGGCGACGACACGTTTACTTGTACAGATGCGCCGACTACGACCACAAGCGGTAACGTCACGATGTATAGCAGTATTGCTTTAGAGATCGATACTTTTAATACGGTTGGCTTGCCTATCTTGATCCCCGGTCAAGGCATCTACTGCCCTAACGGTATCTTTGTAGGGTGTGGCTCATCGGTAACTGCGACGGTTTACTATGGCTAAGTCTCCGGCATGGACGAGGAAAGAGGGAAAGAATCCCAAAGGTGGTTTGAACGCCAAAGGACGCGCCTCTTATAACGCAGCTAATCCGGGTAAGCCCGGTCTGAAAGCCCCACAGCCAGAAGGTGGAGCTAGGAAGAAGTCATTCTGTGCCCGAATGTCGGGGATGAAAAAGAAGCTGACTTCAGCCAAGACCGCGAACGATCCGAATAGCCGAATCAATAAATCTTTGAGGGCTTGGAAATGTTAAAAGACCATATCGAACCAGACCTAATGGACAACATCTCCATCCTTGCGGGGTTGGGCGTTATTCTTGGATGGTTACCAAACGTGCTTTCTATTGTCACTATTGTGTGGTTCAGCATTCGTATCTGGGAATCCGATACGGTTCGTGGTTTGACCAACCGGAAGAAACCCGATGCCAGCCAAGAGTGAAAAGCAAGAGAAGTTTATGCAGGCCGTTGCCCACAGCCCTGCGTTCGCTAAAAAGGCCGGTGTGCCGCAATCTGTGGGAAAAGAGTTCACTAAATCTGGAGGCGGTATGGCTAACACATCACGTATGAATCGTTTGGAAGAACTGGGTCGCGTCAATGCTGAAAAAGCATCGACCGCTAAAGGTAAGAAAAATCTAGCTGCTGAGAAGAAGCGGATTGTTGGCGAGTTGAAGACCGGCATGAAAAAAGGCGGTAAGGTCAAGAAGATGGCGATGGGTGGCTACGCTGATGGTGGTATGCCTATGGTCATGAAGGGCGGTCAGAAAGTGCCAGCGTTTGCGGCTGACGGTAAAGGCAAGATGGCTAAAGGCGGTATGGCTGCATCGAAGATGGGCGCTGTTAAGACTGCTGCTCCTAGCAAAGATGGCGTTGCTGTTAAAGGCAAGACCAAGGGCACGATGGTCAAGATGGCTGGCTCGACTGGTATGAAAAATGGCGGTACGGCTAAGAAGTACTGCTGATAGGAGACCATCATGGCTGACAAACTTTATTACGACGACGAAGGCACTACTTTTAAAGAAGCTTTTGCTGAAGCGCGTAAAGGCGGTAAAAAAACCTTCGAGTGGAACGGTCAAAAGTACACCACGGAGATGAAAGGCGAGAAAAAGTCCGCGCCTTCTGCATCGCAGTCATTCCCTGTAGACGCCAATATGGAGAGCGCCTCTAGTGTAATGAGTCGTGGGCGTGCTGGCATGGAAGGCTCTGGTACATCTCCATTGGAAAAATACACGGACGATAAGGCAATTACTGCGACACGTAACAAACGTAGTATGGACTTAGCCGTTGAGCGTGCTAAAGCAGGGATACCAGAGCGCCGAAGTGTTGTTGATATGGCTACAGAACGTCTTGGCTCTGGTAAGGAATTTAGAAAGATGGCTAAAGGCGGTGCAGTTAAGTCCGCTTCTTCTCGTGCTGACGGTATCGCACAGCGCGGCAAGACCAAGGGAAGGATCTGCTAATGGCTAAGCAGGATAACCGTCGCCCAAAAGGCGATACGGGGGAAGCAGAAATTTTTACGGCTGAAACAGGCACTCCACCGGTAGACCCAGATATGGGTTCGGTAAAAGGTGCCAAGCCAATGCCGATGCCTAAACCCGTGAAGAAAATGGCTTCTGGTGGGTCTGCTTCCTCCCGTGCCGACGGTTGTGCAATACGTGGCAAGACTAAAGGGCGAATCATATGATGCCTTCACGCGGGATGGGCGCAGTTAACCCAGCCAAAATCCGAAAGATCAAGAAACGGGACGGCAACGAGCCTGTGAAGGTCTATAAGGAAGGTGGCAAGACAAAGTCTCGCGTGAATGAAGCTGGCAACTACACCAAGCCGGGTATGCGCAAGTCGCTGTTTGAGAGCATTAAGTCTCAGGCAACCCAAGGCACGGCGGCAGGTCAGTGGTCAGCAAGAAAGGCCCAGTTGCTGGCGAAGAAGTACAAGGAAAAGGGTGGGGGTTACCGTGGGTGATCTGCGAAAACTTGTTAAAGAAATAGATGCGCAACGCGCCAAGGGCGAGGTCAAGGACGTTAGCCCAGAAGAGTTTGACAAGATGGAAAGCCAAGCAGGTTTAAAAGACCTCGACGGCAAGTTCAAGAAAGACAGAGCCGAGCCACGCCCGCCCGCGAGAGAGCGTATGAATAAGGCGTTGTCTGAACTTGATGGTATGAAGAAGGGCGGTGCTGTAAAGTCAGCATCAGCCCGTGCAGATGGGATAGCGCAGCGTGGTAAGACACGAGGCATGATGAGATGAAAGCCCCGCAGCAAAGCCTGAAGTCATGGACGGAGCAAAAATGGCGGACAAAGAGCGGAAAACCGTCGTCCAAGACTGGCGAAAGGTACCTGCCAACAAACGCAATCAAGGCGTTAAGTCCAGCGGAGTACGCAGCAACGACGAAGGCGAAGCGGACGGGGAAGAAAAGTGGCAAGCAGTTCGTCGCGCAACCAAAACGCATAGCCCAGAAGACCGCGAGGTTTAGATAATGGCTTTTACAACCACCACAACAGCGTTCAACCCTGACCTCAACGAGATATTCGAAGAGGCGTTTGAGCGTTGCGGTTTGGAGTTGCGTACTGGCTATGACTTCCGCACGGCCCGTAGAAGCTTGAACTTCCTGATTGGCGAGTGGGCAAACCGTGGCATTAACCTGTGGACTATTGAGCAGGGACAGATTCCATTAGTGCAAGGACAGGTGACTTATGATCTACCTAGTGATACCGTTGATCTTCTGGAACATGTTATTCGCACTAATTCCGGACAGATTTCTAACCAAACCGACATCAACATCAGCCGCATAAGCGTCTCTACCTACGCGACTATCCCAAACAAGTTGACACAGGGGCGTCCGATTCAGGTGTGGGTAAACCGCCAGTCGGGGCAGCAAGTTGGGTCTAACGTAGCGATTCCGAAGTACCCACAGATTAATGTGTGGCCTTCGCCGGATCAGGGTGCAGTAGGCAATCCGTTCTACATATTCTATTACTGGCGGTTGAAGCGTATCTACGATGCCGGGGACGGCACCAACGTGGTCGATATTCCATTCCGCTTCCAGAACTGCTTGGTGGCAGGATTGGCGTACATGATTGCGGTTAAGAAGCCGGAGGTTGACCCGACCAGAATCGTGGCCTTGAAGGCGATGTATGACGAGGCTTGGGATTTTGCATCTGCGGAGGATAGAGAAAAAGCGCCGGATCGATTCGTGCCGCGTACTACTTTCTATAGGTGATGTATGCCCAGTAAGTACGCTAGTGGCAAACACAGTATTTCCGAGTGTGATCGATGCGGGTTTCGGTACAAGTTGAAAGAGCTGCGCAAGCTGACGATCAAGACCAAACAGGTGTCGATCAAAGTTTGCAAGAATTGTTGGGAGCCGGATCAGCCGCAGTTATCATTAGGTTTATATCCGGTCAATGACCCACAAGCGGTTCGGGAGCCAAGACCAGACATAAGCTACAGGCAGTCAGGCTATAGCGGGTTGCAATTAACTGAAACGCCGGGGACTTCGATTGACGCTGACGGGTTTCCAAAAGGTGGTAGTAGGGTATTCCAGTGGGGCTGGGCTCCGGTAGGTGGAGCAAGTGGTAATGATGTAGGGCTGACGCCGAATAATTTAACGTCAACGGCTGCGATAGGCACCGTGACAATCTCGTAGGAGTTGACATGAAACACTCAGACATTAAAAAAGACAAGCCAATGATGGAAAAGGTCGCCAAGAAAGCGGTCAAAGGCCATGAGCAGCGTATGCACAAGATGGCTAAAGGGGGCAAAACCAACCTTCAAATGAAACAGCTTGGACGTGGTTTGGCTAAAGTTGCCAATCAGAAAAAGTCTTCATTCACCTACAAGCGCGGAGGCTGATATGGGGTACAGCAAAAAGATGATGGGCAAAGAAGTAGGTCAAGCTGCTGTTTATGCGGAGCCACATACTATGGACGCTAAAAAAGTAACAGCAAAGGTGCCAGAGAAGTCGGGCGCTCAGTACATGAACGAGATGAACATCGGTGGTGGCGTTGTCAGCAAGGGCAATTACAAAGAGCCTAAGACTACCGGCATCAAGATTCGTGGCACAGGCGCTGCGACCAAAGGTTTGATGGCACGAGGCCCAATGGGTTGAGGTGAACCGTGACGTATAACGAGCTGTTCCTTGCGGTCAAAGATTACCTGCAAAACGACTTCCCCACGAACACGTGGACGAACGTAGCAGGGACGGGTGTTGTTTCGTCTGATGGTACAGATCAGATTAACCTGTTTATCCAGCAGGCCGAAGAGCGCATCTATAACACGGTGCAGATTCCTGCACTCCGCAAAAACGTCACGGGCGTAACGACCGGCGGTAATCAGTACTTATCGTGCCCGTCTGATTTCTTATCGGTCTTCTCGATGGCGGTGATTGACGGTAGCGGCAACTACGAGTACCTACTGAACAAGGATGTCAACTTCTTGCGGGCGTCATACCCAAACCCAAGCACCTCGGGCATTCCTAAGTACTACGCACTGTTTGGCCCAACCGTTGTTTCAAGCACCATTACGGATGAGTTGAGTTTTATTCTTGCCCCGACCCCTGATGCTATTTATAACGTCGAGTTGCACTATTACTACTACCCTGAGTCAATTACGGTAGCCGGTGACGGACGCACATGGTTGGGTGATAGCTACTCGCCGGTACTGCTGTACGGTACGATGCTTGAAGCCTATATCTTCTTGAAAGGCGAAACAGACATGATGGCTGTTTATAAAGCCAAGTACGACGAGGCGCTTGGACAGCTCAACCGTCTGGGTACAGGTCTGGAGCGTGGTGATGCGTATCGCGACGGTCAGGCAAAGATTAAGGTCAACCCATGATCCAGCAAGGTCTGACAAATAGCTTTAAACAAGAGATGCTCCAAGCGGGGCAGAACTTGGCGACCGACACGTTGAAGATGGCGTTGTATACGGCGTTTTCTGATATTGGCCCAGAGACAACGGTGTACACCACATCTAATGAAGTGACCGGTACAGGCTACGCGGCAGGGGGTGTGGCAGTAACGGGTGCAACAATCAGTACACAAACCACAGGCCCTGATGCCGGTACGGTGTACGTAGACTTTAACAACGTGTCGTGGCCCGGTGCAAACTTTGTGGCTCGTGGGGCTTTGATCTATAACGTAACTCGTAGCAACAAAACCGTAGCCGTGCTGGATTTT